AGCCAAGGGGGGGGAGGGGGTCAGCAGAATTGCCCATCCCTGAAACCCCACGGGTACAATCGGGGATTCTTTTTATCCCAAAAAGACTCTGGGGGAGATGGGGCTTGAAAAAGGAGCGACCATCAGGGAGCGACAGGGGGGTAGTAGGGGGGAAGGTTTAAAGTCGGTCAAGGCTGTAATTTCTAGGACTAAAAGGCAGTAGTAGAACTTATGCGTAGATTAATAGGTGCTAATGTACGCAAAATAATAGTTGACTCGTCGTAAACTGGTACTTGTATGCAGTTGTTCTTTGAATTTACTGGGCTAATCGAGAGATTAGGCATAACAGACGTATGGGTTTCCACATCGAATAACCTACGTTATTCCTTATACATCAGTTATGGCTGTGGGTAGTAATGCTCCTAGGAGTCACCCCTAATCCCACACCCAGTTCCAATTGCCTTGTTAGCACAGCGGTAGTGCGACTGTTTTGTAAACAGTAGGTCGTTGGTTCAATCCCAACACAAGGCTCGCTTTAGTACCACCCCGCCCTCTCAACGATGGTTTCTCTGGGGTGGTCGTATTTACGACCCGTAGTTCAACGGATAGAACACCCGCCTTCTAAGCGGGTTATCTAGGTTCGATTCCTAGCGGGTCGAATTATAGGGGGTGTAGTTCAAAGGTCAGAACACTCTGCTCATAACGGAAGAAACGCTGGTTCAAATCCAGCCGCCCCCAATTTAACAATTTTTACATATGAAAGAAAAAAATCTTGCTATATCCCTAGGTCTATCTCGGGACTTTCTCAAAGAAGTCAGGTCTTCTTATGAGGAGGGTAAGCATTGGATTCGCATTGAGTCCAAGAAACCTAAGCACCTCTGGGAGATTCAGTGGACTCAGGAGGGTATTGATACCCTTGCAAAGAATCTTGAAATCCCAGCCGAAGAAAAAGTTGAACCTCCTGCGGAGGTTCAAGGCACAGTATGCGGTAAGTACAAGAATCTAAGACTTCTCAAAGTTCTTGTTGACGGAAAAGAAAATAATGTCATATGTCGTGACAGCACTAAGTTCGGCATCGGCATGAACGTCTTCATCAAATGGGACGGGATTCGATGGTGCGTTGTGCGTCACCCCAGATTTAAAGGAAAATACTAATGGCTACTACCCAGTCAGATACCCCTCCTGCACAATATGCACCCATGTTTTTGCAGAACCACCCGTTGTCTGACTGGACTCCTAAAAATTATGTCCCTCCTGCTTTTTTTGAAAACAATGTAAATGAACGCATTAGGAATCTGGTGCATCCGTCGCATTTTAGGAAAGTAACCGCTGTAGGTCAGGCGGCTAAGGTTGGAATACCTTTTGAAACATACAGTGCTGAACCTTATGAAGACAGGGGATATCAAAGCATTGGATATGGAACACGAAGAATTGGCGATGAAAAGTCCATACCCGAACCAGAGGCTCGTAGGCGTATGTTTGTTGACTTGGACAAAAAGCATCAGGAACTCATGAAGCACAAGGCTTATGCGGCGGCTAATCCTAATACGCAGGGTGGACTGCTTGATACATTTTATACAATTGGTACTGCACTTGACGTTCATAGCCCGATGGTTAAGGAAATGATGAAAGACCCCAAAAACTTACCATACATTATACAGGAGATTCCTACATATCGTAAGGCTAGAAATGAAAAAACTAAACAAAAGGAAGTTGTAGAAGGTCTTGAAAGAAGAAGAGCCGACGATTTTCGCTTGGCTATAGACCCTAACGATACAGAATATCTGCCTGTCTTTATAAGATAGGCATATGAAAGACCCAAACAACGAAGAAGAAGACGACGACATTCCTTTTGAAGAACTAATGTTCCTATGACTCCTCAACAGCAAAGCATTCTTAGCAGATACGGCATAAGCGACCCGCCTAAGTGGACTGGCATGAGCGGTCAAGGTGCTGACACTTTGTACTCAGTTGATGGAAGATGGATGAAGGCTGGTCAGAAGCACCCGTCTGGATACACCATCGGTCAATACGACCCCAAGAGCAAGTCTCTTGGAATGTCAATTTACGGGGTCAATATTCCTGTTAATATGCAGGGTGCTTCTGTTCAGAGTTTTGAGTCTCCTACTAATCCTTATACTTCTGGTGCTGGTTTGTTCGCCGCAACTCAAGACCCTGCTCTTGAAATGTCAGGCGATAAAAATGAGTCAGAAAAATGGAGTATCCCAAGTGGTAGTAATGCTATTTCGCTTGACGACTTTGCTAAACTTAAAAAGTACTCTGTTCCAAAGGACTTAATGAGCAAGATGAGAGCCAACGCTGTTGGTTCTGGCTCAATGAATGATTATGAAGTCCAAAACATGATTCATATAGATGATTATATTAAAGGAGTAAAAAGTGGCTCACTTGAGCCTAATACTAAATATTATATTCCAACTAGTGATGGACAAGTAGACGTTTTTACTACAGGAAAAGATACATACGAATAAATTTATGGATAAACCTTATGTTGTTGATTTTGGTCGAGGCGAAGAGCGGTGGCAAGACGAAGAACTTGGCAAAAAATGGTCTTCTTGGGTTGAAACGGAAAAAAAAGGAGATGCAGAAAGAAAGAGAATAAATCCTAATTATCAAAATATTTCAGACAAATATTATGCAGAAGAAGCATCTAAAAGGTATAAAACTGAATTAATTCAGAGGTACTTAGATGAAAATCCTTACACTAATATTTTTGAAGAGGACAATGATGAGTCAACCCAAACAGATGATAGCATCATAAGGCTTCATTTTAATTTAAACCCTAAGGATGTAATAACTCCTAAACATAGAAACTACGCTCTTGCTTGGAGAATGTCTAGAGGGTATGCTAATGAAGATGAGCCGTTTTTGCACAACATTGATAAACTTTATAATCGTAAAGTAATAGAAGAAAACAAGACTTGGGAAGCGGATAGAAAAAATGCTGACATAACAAACACAAAGCCAACATTTACATCTACATCTCCAAGCAGATTGCAGTCTCTTGGCGTATTTGAGCAAAAGATAGACCCTAATGTTCCTATGTTTCTTCAGAAAGCAAATCCTCATCTTCCTTGGGATTCAAACCATCCATTAAAAAAGGCATACAGAGAATACGCTTTAACAAGAAGAGCAACGCCAGACAGGGAGGAATATGAATCCGATGTTATGGAAAAATTAAACAATCCTCGCTATCTTGAAGAAGATTTATACGAAGGCAATGATACTGAAGGAACTCCTTGGTTTCACCTAGCAGAAACTGCAAATGAAGTTAAAAAGTTGGGCTACACGCCACATTTAATTGATAAAATGCAAACAGAAAGACAAAAAACTTTACTTGAGTCTTATCAAAGATTCCTTTCTAACGAAGAATAAATTTATGGGTTCATCTAAGAGATACAATATACCGCCTCCAACTCCCGCTCAGGGATGGGGTACTTACAACGGAAAAGATTTGGCTAATCCTAATGCCGCTTATCCTACAACACTTATGCCAGATAACGAGCCTCCCAGTGGCTCTGCTTATGGTGGCAGTGGGCTTAACAGGGGTTATTCTGTTGATGCAATGAAGGGATTGCAGGGCATATCTAACGTTGCCACTGGTTATTCTCCATTCTTCATGAGATTTTAATGGCGTTTGAGCCTACACCTCATCCTATATTAATAACTCCCTCAACGGAAGATATTAGGAGCCTCGTCGAAAAACACGGGGATGCAAAGGTAGCGGAACTTCTCAATCTAAGAGAAGACAAGATACTGGCTGAAAAGTTAGACCCGTACAGACACGGGTTTGATTTGCCGCATTGGAGGGAAGCAGACGAACTTCTCAAGCAGAACAATGAGATGCTGGTCTTGGGCGGAAATCGAGCGTCTAAGACCGAATGGGCGGCTAAACGGGTAGTCCAGACGCTCATCAACACAAAGGATGCCCGTGTCTGGTGTCTACACACGACCAATCAGTCGAGCATCCAGATGCAACAAAACGTAATATACAAGTATTTGCCATCTGAGTACAAAGAACTCAAGAAAAACAAGATTCAGAACGTACAGTACACCCAAAAGAACGGCTTTAGCGACAACACCTTTATTTTGCCCAATAAAAGTCAGTGCTTCTTCATGAATTATGCCCAGAAGCGTGACGTTATCGAAGGTGGCGAAGTGGATTTCATCTGGTGCGACGAACTTGTGCCGATGGACTGGATTGAAACGCTCAGATATCGTATTGTTACCCGTATGGGTAAGTTGCTCATTACTTTCACCCCTATTACTGGCTACACCCCTGTTGTAAAAGACTATGTAAGCACGTCTAAGTTTACAGAAACCCGTCCTAGCGACCTTTTGCCAGACCTAATCAACGTGGCTGGCTGTCCTAGGGGGCATATGCCGTTTAAGGCTAAGTCTAACGTAAGGAGTGCCGCTGTGATGTGGTTCCACAGCCAACTTAACCCTTATAATCCATTTGAAAACCTCAAAAAGATGCTTGCTGGCAAGAAATCTTACGAGGTTAAGATTCGTGCGTATGGATGGGCTGATAATGTCAGCGGAAATCAATTCCCTAGGTTTAGCCCTGAATTGAATATTGTAAGCGAAGACAAGATACCGATTGAAGGCACTAATTACATGGCTGTTGACCCTGCTGGGTCTAGAAACTGGTTCATGCTATGGGTTAGGGTCGCTAAAAACGGCGATATGTACGTTTATCGTGAATTCCCAGACGAATCCGAAGGTGAATGGGCTGTTCCGTCGTCAGACCCAGATGGGAAGATGGGGACGGCTCAAAGAAACAACGCAGGACGCTCTCTGGCTGAGTACAAGGAGTTAATCCTGACCCTAGAGAACGGAGAAGACATATGGGAACGCTATATTGACCCTAGGGCTGGCGGAACAAAGGCTGTTACTGAGGATGGGGGCGTTACCCTGATAGAGATGCTTGACAATGGCGAAATTCCCATGCACTTCCTTCCTTCTGCTGGCATTAGAATTGACCAAGGCATCGCAATGATTAACGATGGCTTTGCTTACGATATGTCAAAGGACTTAAGCGAAGAAAATAAACCAAAACTGTATATTAGCGAAAAATGCCAAAACCTCATCTACTGCATAAAGGAATGGACTGGTATGGACGGAGAAAAGGGTGCGACGAAAGACCCAATCGACTGTCTTCGATACCTTTTGGTGATGGACTTGCAATATCAAGGAAATTCGGCAATGAAAAGTTGGGGTGGAGGAAGTTACTGATGGAACTCCTATTTCCATTGTTTCTTAGCCGCCAGAAGGCGATGCTCCTGACTGGATTCAGCAGGAGAAAGTTACAGAAACTAATCGAATACAATAACGTGAAATTCATCACGACAAAGGGAGGTCAGAAACGATACTCCAGAAAAGACATTTTAAAACTTACATATGAACAAGTATAATATCAATCAGGACAAGTTGGTCTACGCCAGCAACAAGCCTGATATTCCGTATCTTTATCAAGAATACCAGCGTTCCACCCAGAACGGGGGCAACGCCGCCAATATCATCGAGAACGACGACATCCGTCTGGCTCGCTGGGAAGGTCAGACCAACGACGGCAAGAAGCACAGCCCTGACAGGCTCAACGGCGACGGGGCTTTCCCTTTCGAGGGTGCGTCCGACGTTCGTTGCCGTCTGGTTGACAGAACCATCAACGATACAGTCGCCATGCTCATGACGACATTCGACAGATGCAAGGTCAAGGTCAAAGGCACTGAATTCAACGACTACGACTTCGCTGGCTCCGCTACTATCCTGATGGACTGGTTCACTCAGGCTAAGATGCGGACTGAAATCCGTAACGAGGCTGAACTTCTCGCCCAGTACACCATGCAGTACGGATGGTCTGCCCTTCAGGTCACTTGGCTTCAGGAAGAAGCCCTGCGTAGCCAAGTCATCAGAATCGAGGAACTCGATGCCGTCGCCCAGAAAGCGATGCAGGAGAATCCCACCACAGTCCTCAAAGACCTAATCAATGCCATCATTGACCCTGCTCAGGAAGACTATGCCGTAAGCCTGATTCAGTCCTTCCTTACGGATGTTAAGACCAGTGAAGTCAAGAAGGCTGTCCGCTCCCTGCGGGACACTGGCAAGGCTGAAATCCCCCAGAAGTATGTGTCCAAGAACGTTCCTGTCATTTCCGCCCTCAAGCCTTACGATGAAATCTCGTTCCCGCCTGAGACTATTGATATCCAGAACGCCAGAGTCATCTTCCGCAGAACCTTCATGACTGAGGTTGAACTCAGGTCTATGGCTGAGAAAGAAGGCTGGAACAAGAACTTCGTCGAAGAGGCTGTCAAGACCGCTGGCTCTGCCTCCTCCTACAATGACCCTAACGTGCTTCCTTCTGCGGCTCTGATGAACTATCAGGTCGATAGAAACAACCACCTCATCGAAATCATCTACGCTTACTCGAAACTGCTCGACGAAAACAACGTCCAGTCCGTGTACTGCACAATCTTCGCTCCTGTCGCTGGTAGCGAGACATTTGCCAGCCATGAGATGCTCGGCTACGCACACAACGAATATCCTTTCGTGGTGTACAGAAGAGAACGCATCAGAAGACCGATTCAGGAGTCCCGTGGTATCCCTGAGATTGCCACGACAGACCAGCAGGAAATAAAGGCTCAGCACGACTCTATTCGTGACCGAACAGCATTCACGACACTTCCTCCGATTCTTGTTAAGAAAAGGCTTGGCGGAATGAATAAAGTGGCTCCTGGAATTCATCTTCCTGTTACGTCACCTGACGATTACAAATTTATGCCGACACCTACAGGTGAGACAGGCACTGCATTTAGCCTTATTGATAGAGTTGAGATGAACCACGCTCACTACTTCGGTATGTATCATCCGAACATTATTCCTGCCAAGACACAGACGACTCAGCAGTACATCGTAAATGGCTGGCTTGATGTCTGGGGCAAGGTGTACAATATGGCGTTCAGCATGATGCTCCAGTATCTTGACCCTGCTGAAATTGAGCAAATCACGAACAGTCCGATGCCTCAGAACATCGCTTCCATCTCCAATCAGTACGATTTCCAAGTCAAGTACGACGTGCGTGAACTCGACACAGATTTCGTGATGGAGAAACTCAAGGCTGTCATGCAGTTTGTCGTTCCGCTTGATAGCGGCGGCGTTATCGACAAGAACAAACTCGTCAGAGCCGCAATCGAGGCTATTGACCCTGACAAGGCTAAAGACCTCATACTCCAGACGGCTTCCGCCTCTCAGATGCTCTATAAGGAGATTCAGTCTGATATCGGCTTGATGATGCTTGGAAATGAAGCCAATTACGTCGAAAATGACCCTGCGGCTCCTACTAAACTCCAGTACCTTCAGGATATCATTGGTAAGAACCCCAAGGCTCAGCAGTCCATGCAGGGCGACCAGCATTTCAGAGCCTTGATGGAGAACTATATAAAGAATCTACAGATGTCGGTCAGCCAACAGCAGAACAAGCAAATTGGCAGAACTGGCGTTACCCCCGTCGCTCAACAGGCTGGCGACCAGATGCAACAGCAAATCAAACAGGCTGAAGATATGCAATCTGAGCAGGAATCCCAATAATTATGCTACCTAATGAAATAATCGTCGGTTTTTCGTTTCAGGCTGGAAATGACACTTGGAAGGCTGTAAATATCCTTCTAGATGCCTCTATTGAGTCTGAAGTCGCCAATGCTATTTCAAAGGAAAACAAAGGCGAAGATAGGGCTTGGTATGCTGGAAGAGCCGACGCTTTAATGGCTTTTAAGGACATTCTTATCAACACCAGAAACACAGTCCTTCAAGACCAAGGAAGACCCCTTGAAAATGATGTTTCGTAAGAATTCGGTACACCTTTAATAATGCACTTGCTAATTAAAGCGAATGCGTTTTTACATTAATTAGTTCTGGGACTATTAACAAAACCCTGCTTATAGTAATATAGGACTTTAGACCTTTCTCTAATGAATACAGACGAATCATCCGACCTTGGGACGGAATCAAATAACCCCACGAAAAACGAAGGAACACCCGCACCCTTCGACCAAAACAAACTTGCTGACCTCGTTAGCAAGACATTCCTAAGCGGTGAGGAAAGAGAGGACTCTTCGGATTCCGAAAATTCCGAAGCAGAAGTTCAAGCGACTTCTGAGGATAGTGAAGTTCATTCACAGTATACAGAAAAACAGCCCGAACAAGACGGCATCGAAGACTCCGAGGAAACCGAAGAAACCAAGTCTGAAGATGATGATTTTGAACGGGGGTTGCCAAAGGGCGTTAAGAAACGCATTGATAAACTCTCCGCTAAACGCAGAGAGGCTGAGGCTGAGGTTCAGAAGTTAAGGGAAGAGGTTGAACGACTGTCGCAAGAGGCTTCCAAGCCAGCACAGGTTCCGACCAAGAAAGACCCTTATGCTAATCTCTCCACCTTGGAAGAAGTGTCCCGTGAGGCTGAACAAGCCAAGCAGATTAGACGCTGGTGCGAAATGAACCCCGATGGTGCAGTAGTCAGGAAGCCTGACGGCGAAGAAGTGGAATACACCGCTGAAGAAGTTCGTAAGATTAAGGTCAAAGCAATGGACGCTCTTGAAGAGCACCTCCCTGCCAGAGCCAACTATCTCCAGAACTTTCAACAGATTGAACAGGTTGCCTCCAAGGAATATCCTTGGTGGAAGGACAGAAGTTCGTCTGAAAGACAGATTGCGGAATCGTTCCTTAAGCACTTCCCCGAAATCCAGCGTTTCCCCGACTATAAGATGGTGCTAGGTGATTATATCCGTGGTGTTAAGGCGAGAGAATCCTCTCAGAAGAACATCAAGGGTTTTAGTCAAAAGGCTCCCACACAACCAAGACCTTCAGCGGCTCCCGCTCGTCTTCCTCAACAGGAAGCGAATACGATAGGTGCTAAGAAGCGTTTTATGTCTTCTGGAAATCGTGACGACCTTTCGTCCATAATCGCTAACCGATTCTTGTAATCATCCCTCCCCTAAAAACTATATACTACTATGGCTAATCTCACAGAACCCTCCTTCTCGTCTGGTAAGAGAGAAGAACTCGCTGACCTCATCGCCCTCGTTGATGCTAAGGATACTCCTTTCACCTCGATGGCGAAGAAGGGTAGCAAACCTGGCAATACTCTTTTCAGATGGCAGGCTGACAGCCTTCCTCTGCCGAAGATGACTGGCACAGTTGACGGCACAGACGTTACATCCTACGACAACTACGTCAAGGATGCTGACGCTGGTAAGCAGTATCGTGCTGAACTCTCCAACTACATTCAGATTTTCCGCAGAGCCGTCCGTGTGTCGCCTCTGACTCAGGACATCTCGACTGTCGCTGGCGTTCGTGACGAACTCGCTAACAATGTCGCCAAGGGCATCCAAGCCCTCAAGCGTGACATGGAAGTCACCCTCTGCTCCAACAATGGTGCTCAGGCTGACGCTGGTGGCACAACCCCCTACCTCACCCGTGGTCTGCACAAGTGGCTCCAAGCCGCTGGTACTGGCTCCGTCAACTTCAACACTGGTGCTTGGTCTACCCCGAACGCTTCTCAGGATGCTGTCCTGCCTATCCACGGCAACTTCCAGACTCCTGCCGCTAACCGCTCCACAGTTGGCACAGCCAACCTGACGGAATCGGTTGTCCAGAATATGCTCACGGGCATCTACTCCCAGACTGGTCAGTACAAGGATTATGACGCTCTCGTCGGCACAGCCCTCAAGAGAGCCTTCACAAACCTCGTCTTCACCACTGCTCAGGGTACAGGCACAGCCCCGATGACCGCTATCCGCACCCTCAATCGTGAGTCGGACTCCTCGTCCTACATCTCTTCGGTTGACGTGTTTGAGGGCGACTTCGGTAAGTTGAGACTCCACCCGTCGCATTACCTCAATGCCACCGCTGGTGTCGGCTCGACATTCGCTGGCTACATCATCCCGTTCGACCAAGTTGAAGTTCGTTATGGCGGCAACGTCGCTGGCGTGACCAAACTCACGAACAACGGCGGTGGCGAAGCCAGAATGATTGAAGCGGTTGCTGGACTCTGCGTCTACAACCCGCTTGCCTTCGGCGTGTTCGACTTCACAGCCTAACCGCTAAGTGTCAGACATTATTCAAAGTCTGGCTGAAGTGATTCCCTCCCACCTTAGAAATAGGGTGGAGAGGGAACTCCTTCAAGGTTGGCGGATGTCTGAAATCAAGGCTCAGGCGACTGCTAAGCAGAACGCCGTTTTTAACCACTCCAATGAAGCACACAACATTGACGGAGTGGGTCGCCTAAAGGCGAGAATACCTATTGAGGCGTGGCACTATTGGGGTCAGCGTCTTGGTTATGAGTGCTGGGAGGACAAGCAGTTTCTTGACGAGTTCCTCCGAGATAACCCCGAAACAGCCATAAGAAACTATGCAAAACGCACTGTTGTAAATGGTGCGATTTTCACAGGTGACGGCTACCTTACTAAATGAGAACTACGGACTTTTCTAGAATCCTGTTCGACTCCCTTCAGTACTCTGGGAATGACAGGCACAACATCACGGACGAGACATTTGCTCAATTCCGTGACTTTGCGTCTGCCAGACTCCCCGAGGCTTGGGAATCTAATCAATGGTCTGATATCTGTCGCCTGACAACTTTCACGACATTTGTTGACGAAAACAATGTCACTTATTTCACTCCCGTAGAAGAGTCTGACGAAATCCTTGGCGTGTACGCTAGGAACCCTCAGGAAACCACAAAGGCTATTCCGCTTACTTACCAAGTGTACGATACTGGCAGTCTGCGTAAAATCGTTGTCAGTGGCAATCTCAGCAGTGGCTGGTATCTTTATAGGAAGGATTGCCCTACCCTTAATGGAGAAGTTTATAGTCCGTCTGTAGTTTATCACAAAGGAGTCCAGATTTATTTTGACTCTGGCTCTGGGACTGGCACATATACGCCAGTGCAAGGTAAGCCGCACTCTGGCAACTTCTACACTTGCATCGCTAACTCTCCTACGAGTGCTGGTCAGAACCCTAACACAAACCCTGAACTCTGGTCTAAGGTCGAATTGCCTTACATCTTTGGTTCATTTATCGCTTGGTCTTCTGCCGCTAACTGGTTGGTTTCCGAAGGTCAAATGGAGGAAGCCGCCGTCATTGAGGGAAAATCTAAGGAAGTACTTGAACTTGAGTACGACAAATTCCTTCGCCAACAGGGTCAGTTTGGCAAAATAAACATGATTAAAACTTACTAAAAACATGGCTAATATCGCATTCTCTACCCCTTTCATTAGGGGCTTTATCCACCAAGAAACCAACGCTGGCACTACGGCAAGCACCCTGCTTCCTGCGGCTGTCACCCCTATCAGACGAGTCGTTGTGATTGTCCAGAACAAGTCTGCTACAGCAACCATACAGGTCATTATGGCTGATACTGGCTCTACTGGCATCCTTATCCCGCCCCTTGGTAATATCGACTTCGATAATTACAATGGTGTCATCCGTGTCGTGGCTAGTGCCGCTGACACTCCCGTTCACATCGCTTACGCTACTGTCTAATGGGAGTTGATATCTCACAGGGCGGTGGTGGCGGTGGTGGCATTACCATCGAAACTGACCCGACAGCACTTAAGATTGCCAACAATCTTAGCGACCTTACAAATGTTGAAACGGCTAAAGGTTGGCTTGGTCTTGATATTAACAGCCAGCCTACATTTATTTCCGTTGCGGCTTCGTTTGAAGGCACTAGCACATATTATACACACACAGGCATTACATTCTCAGACGGCTCTGTGCAGACAACTGCTGGAGGTGGCAGTTCTTTTAATGGTGGAACTATTACCACCCCGCTTACTGTTTCTAATTCTGAAACTTCTGCAAGCATAGTTCTTAATTCAAACTTAGAAGGAGTGTCAGAAGTAAGAGCAGATAGTGGTTTTGGAGTATATGCTTCGCTAAGAATGGATGGAATCCAGTCTACTGACGGCGTAAGCACGACTGCCCTTGGGTATAATGGAATCACATTCCCCGATGGCACAGTTCAGACCACAGCCTACACAGGTGGTGGTGGTGGTGTCGCTCTTAATGCGATTCAGCAGAAATATGCTGACGCTATTGCGTCTTTGACTGCGACTCCGCAATTTGGAGTAGAGTTTAGTGACACGATGATTAGCGTTCAATGGGCTGTAACATTTCAGTTCAATAACAACTCACTTGTCACGGAATACCCTAAGTTTATAGATGCTATGTCTAGTTGGTATAATATTGCTGTTTTCGATGGGGCAAACTTCTTTCCAGTCACTTATATTGACTCAACCTATCTCATCGGAACTTTGACTGGGACTTTTTCTTTCTACGGCTTTATCTACATCGCTGTTACTGATAGTGCAAGTGGTGGTGGTTTTACAGACCCAACTACAACAGCAGTTTCGTTCCCTGCCGCATTTGTTAACTGGTCACCCGCTTAATTTATGATTAAATCTAAATACACAGCCGACTGCGTTGCCGCCTTGGTCAAGAATGGCAAAGGTTCAATCCTTGGTGCTATGAAGAAGGATATGCCCTATCTTATTATGGAAGGAGTTGAGGTAGTCACAGCCCCTACGCTGGAAGACCTTAAGACCATGCTCACGGAGCGTAATGTCCAGTTCAGCGAGAAACTAATTCGCCCTATTTCCCAATGATTACCCTAATCCTCGCTACAGTCACCTTCCTTGGTGGCGTTTATGTCGGTGCTCGCTGGTCTGAAAAACTCAGAGAAATCTTCTACGCTATCGTTTCTAGATAATGCCTAATGAATACCAAAGGGATGGAGATATGGCGTTTGTCGGGCTTAATAGCCGAGACAACCCTAGTTCCCTACCCCAAGGTATCGTAAGCAAATCTCAGAACTTTAGACTAGATAGAGGCGTAGCCCAGACAAGAAAAGGTCTTCAACGCAAGACCATCGGTTCTCTTGTTGGTCAGACCATTTACGGGACTGGAACTTACATTCTGCCAAGCGGTCAGGAAGTCGTCATTATTGCCGTTGCTAACGGGTTGTACACATACAATCCACAGACAGAGGCTTTGTCGTCTAAGATATACTTCCCTAATCACGTCACTGGAAAGACCTTCACATCTATAGACTCCTTGAATGTGACTGTGAATTCCACGGCACACGGGCTTTTAGTTGGTGCTAGTGTGTATGTGGAAGCCGCCTTTGATGGCTATTCTGGTCTTTTTGTCATAACTAGCGTAACGACTAATTCGTTCTCTTACAAGATGCAGTCTGTCGCTTCCTATGGGGCTGTTGGACTAGGTTCTTGCTCTTATAGTGCCTCTGAATTGATAACCACGCCAGAAGGTTGCGATGTTGTCAATGCTATGGATAAGGTGTTTATAAGTAGAGGATTTGATAAACGTCCTTTGATGTGGGATTTGGCTAGCACTGTTATTGCTTTGCCAATTTCTCCTAGTTCTGGTCATAAGTTTCCTAACTGCTCTACGTTGATGTACTATGGCAATAGAATTGTAGCCATAGGCAAATACCACGCAGAAACAAACACTGCCAGAAACTACGACACTGTTTCTATCAGTAATTACCTCGATTATACTGACTGGGATATAGCCGACGCTTTCACAGTCAATAACGGAAGCAATGACCAACTCGTAGGCGTAGCACCTTGGACTCTTAATGAGTTCTTGGTGTTCATGCGTAACAGCATTTACTATGTCAGCGTAGGCAACGACAGGTATATCACTGGTGCTCCTCTGAGTTCCACGTCGTACATCAAGACTCTGGCTACAGATATAGGTTGCTCCGCCCGTAAGAGCGTTGTTCAGGCTGGTGGTGGCGTATTTTTCCTTTCTGATAACGGCGTGTACTTCCTGCAACCTCAGCCAGCGTCCGCTGAGTCTATGAAGTTGCTCACGATGTCTGACCCGATTTCAGCACCAATTGATGATGTCATTCAGCGAATCAATCGCAACTACGCAAGCAATGCTGTTGCTACCTATTGGAATAATCGTTACTACCTTGCCGTTCCGTTGGACAATTCTACTGTCAATAACACTGTATTGGTATATAACTTCATACTGAAGCAGTGGGAATCTGTTGATACCTATCCAACCCTAGTGCAGACAAGAGGCTCGTTAAATGCTTATGCCGCTTCACTTTTATCTGTCTACCCAATCCTTCAAAACCATTATGTACTAATCAATAAGAATGATTTGCCTAGGCATGGATTGGCTGTTGGAGATTACGTCAATTGTACATTTGGTCTAGCCATTGGTGGAATAGTTCCAAGTGGAACGTATAAGGTTGTTTCAGCCAGTGATAACGGCTCTTCTGTTCCGTTTAATGACACAAATTTTACAGTTGAGATACCTAGGTCTGCTTTCCCTGTAGACCCTTGGAATGGAAGTTCTTGGTTAATTGGTGGCAGTTTTACTTGCACATTCTCAAAGGCTGAATCCGTTTCCCTTAAGGAGTTCATTGTCGTCAAGAAAGATAACCAGCGGAGAATGTTTTTGGTAGATAACTATCAGGGTGTCTTTCTTACGGAAGAACTTGATTATGATGAGTTTGGGAATTCTACTGGCAGTCCAATCCTACCCCGCCCAATCACTGGAGTTGATACGGCAGAAAACATAGCAAAAGGAAGGTACGGAAACCTGATTCTGGTTGCACCTTTTGACTCCAGAGGAAATGCCAATGCCAATGTAATAATCCTTGACCCGCTTTCGTTCACCAAGAACGATATCACTGCTATACTTGAAACACGTCAGTATTCGCTAAATAACATAGGCGACAAGAGATTCACATCTTACGAATCCAATATGATTACGACTGGCGGCGAAAAGGTGGAAACCTATGCAGTCGTACAGAATCCTGACGTTATCGTGAAAGTTGACTCTTTTGGCTCGTCTTCTTCTGAGGATTACAATAGAAGCAATCCGATACGCAAGACAGGCTCTGGTGCTACCCTAAGGTTTATTTCTTACTCCAAACGACCCTCAATCCGCTCTGCGTACATCTACGCAACACAGCAAGCCAAGAATAATATAAACAAACAATAATATGCCTCAAATTTCTAAGGGAGATACGTTTGCTGACACACAGCAACTTACAGCCGCCAGACTTAACCAACTCGTAGATTCCGCCACTCTTGCCGTTGGTGCAATTTCGGAGCAAACTGCCATCACAGCCAACACTGTCGAGGCTACTGACTCTACTATCATTAACGACGGCGGTGTTCTCAAGAAGGCTACTGTCGGAGATTTGCTTGGCTCTGGCATCAATGTCACCACGAAAAGTGTGACATCAACTGCAAACAATGACGTTACAGTCACCCCTTATGACGGAGTTATTGTCACTGGAAGCACATATGTAAGCACCGATGGTCTTACTGTTACTGTAACGACAACAGCCGCTCATAACCTTGTCGTCAACAATGTCGTCCTTATTTCAGCCGCTGGTACTGGTTATAACGGGACATTCAGGGTCAGTGCCGTAACAACCAACACATTCCAGTACGTCATGTTTACTGCGGCTACAGCGATGACAACGCCTACAGCCTGTAACTACGTCCGAAAGGCTACTGTTATTGACAATGGCAACTCTGTTGTTTCTGAAAATAGTTTTGTAAACAACACTGTCAGAAGCCCTAACGTTCAGACTGATACGCTTACTGCTAAGACAACTAACGTTACTTCCGCCATACAGTACAGCGGAGTTCCTGTCATGGGTCTGGCTTCTACGATTGAAGTCACCATTCCTTTTGCACAGTGCAACGGAACTACAGCCAGCGGACTTGCCAGCACCTGTTCTCAGTGGGTTCCTGTCCTTACGATTTCTTCCCTGACAAAGACAAACAAGGAACTCTGGACTGTTGAGGCTGATTTCACGGCACAGTACTTCTCGTTCTATGGTGCTAGATTTAGAATCATTCAAGTCAGCACAGGCAATGTCCTTTGCATGGAACAGCATTTCTTGCAGGGCTTTAACAACTTCCATCTGCTTCAGGTTAAGATGCGAGCCGTAATCCCTGATGCCACAGTTTTTACAAGCGACTCTATCAGGGTCGAAATGTGGTACAGTGCTACGGCTGTTGGTGCTAGCAACGTCTTGAACGTCGGCTACGGCGGTGCTTTGACAGACCCTACAATCACAAGGCTCGCCAGAATAACCAAGTTCAACAAGCCCTAATGACTGAGGATGTCCTTATAGCCTTTATCGAAGAAAACCGACATAAGGGTAGGGGTCAGTCTTTTGGGTGGAATGGTGATGAGTTGAAAATGTATTTACACTGGGCGGCTAGATTCAACTATCTTTTCGTCTCTATAGAGGATAATAAGTTTACAGGGGTTGCTATCATGTACCCTTTGAGTAAACGTTTTGACAGTGAGGCTGATGCCCTGTACGATTTCAATAACAAGTTAGAAACTAACGAAGACGACCTGTGCATAATGGACTTCGTGTCTACCACAGAAAAGTCAAAAAAAGACCTTGTAAGTAAACTTAAAAACCGCTATCCAAACTGGAAAGCCCAAAACAAGTGGGCTTTAAGGTTTGGTGAAGTCAAAAAGATATCAAACAGATACATAAACCTTTTAAATAATTAACACAATGGGAAGCACAAAAGTACAAGCACCTAAGCCTAGAGATTACAAGCAGGAGATGCTTGACGCTATGGCTGGTCAGGAAGCAATTCAACCCCGCCTTCTTCAACTCGAAAGACAGTATCAGCCCCTGTATCAGCGTCTTCAACAGGAGATGATGGATAGACAGATGGAGTATCAACTCGACTCCTATGGCAAGGCTATCCCCAAGGCGGCGGCTCTCAGTGGCGATTTTGCCAAGGCTATGGCTCCCGTATATGGTGAGATGGGTGTTATGGCTCAGGATGCCTACAGAAAAGGGGTTGGAGCACCTACGATGGGTCTTTACGACAGCCTTCTTTCCAGTGCTTCTACAGACCTTTCTGCTGGTCGTGGACTCACCCCTGAGATGAACAAACAGGCTCAGCAAGCGGCTAGAGAGGCTATGGCGGCTAGAGGCTTGACTGGCAATCAGGGTATCATGGCTGAAGTTCTTCTTAACTATGGCATGGGTCAGGACAGAGAAGACAGGGCTAGACAGTTTGCTGGTAATGTATATGGCTTCGGTCAGGGTAATTTCCAGAACGCTATGGCTACATATGGTCAGCAGTTCCTTGGTCAGTCTGCGGCTTATACTCCTGCTAACCTTTATAACTCTGCCTACGGAATGTCTCAGGGTCTTGGTTCTCAGATTTTCCAGCCTGAGTCTCAGTACAACGCAAACCTAGTCACCGCTAACCAGTCTAACGAAATGCAAGCAAGAATGGCTACCGCTTCTAATAAGGCGGCTATTACTGGTGCTATTATCGGCGGTGCAACAAAGTTTGCTACTGGCTTCACACCTAAAGGCTAAGGTATACTAAAACAAAATTATGGCTTCTCCATTTGGAAAATATACTGGCGGGATTCAGCCCGTTCAGGGACTGTTTGAAATGGGTGCTTCCATTGGCAAAAATTATGCCGCTGGAATTACTCAAGTCGCAGATAATCTCACCAAGGGCGTAGAGGACTACATGAAGGTGAAAAGAGAGTCTGAGTATGCTGACACAGAGTTTGATGCAGAAGGTAAGAAGTATACAGTATTGGCTGAGATGCTTAAAAGTGAGCCTGAAACAGCCCATTTAGTTGAAGGAATAACTCCAATCCTTGATACAATTGCTAAGGGAAGAAAGGGAAGTCATTCTGCCAAACTTGCGGCTCTTTCTCAGGTTAAGGCTCAGGGTAAGGCTCTTTCTGAAACATTCCAGTACATGGGTCTTGTCAGGGGTGCTAAGGAGCGTCGTCTCTTTGACGAGGCTAATACACTTCCTCCCGAGGGAGAAGAAGTCACAACGAAGTCCTTCGGTCTTAATACCAAGGACACTCAGTGGAGTCCTAACCTTTCTTACACGGCTAATGTTGAACGTGTTAAGGGCAACTACAGAAAGTGGCTCGACTCGCACAAGGACGAACTCGCCTCTGGTAAGTTCAGGGTCATGTCCGAAGATGACTTCATCAAGGACTGGAAGCGTAGACTTCCCAATGCCATTCAGAACTCAGGTCTTGCCACTCAGGACAAGGCTTGGGCGATGGATATTATTCAGCAGAACGAACTACTTGAAGGTATGTCCGATGAGGACATGGGAGCACAGGGCTTCTTTATGCAGGATTGGGCTACAATCAACAGCCCGTCCAGTCAGGGTGGTTCTAAAATCAGCACTGCTACTGCTCCTGCTGGGACTATTGCTCAGGAGCCAGCCTCTTCTGCCAGACAGTTCCATCCCAATGCCATCAAACTTCAGGACGAAAATGAACGCCTGATAGTTGAGGCTAATAAACTAAAGGCTAAGATTGGAACCAGTTGGTTCGGTGGAGATGACCCCGCTAGGGCTAGACTTGCAGAAATCACCAAGCAAATCGGTGACAACAATCTCATCATAAACAGCCTTGGTGGTGCTCCTTCTTCCTCTCAAATCAACAGGTCTAACGCAAACAGAACGGCTCCGTTGGCTAAGGTTACTTTCGGAGAAGAAGAGTCTCCTGTATTGGCTCCTGACAAGGTTGAAGAGCCTATCGTTTCGGCTCCTGTCGTTCCTGTCCCCGTTCCAAGTTCTTCCGCCCCTGTAGCCAGAACTACAGAACCTACTGAAGAATACGACCCTACACGTTCTTCTATTTGGAATCTTCCTGAATGGGCTGGTGGAAAGCCAGAGCGTAAAAGTCAGCCTAACAAAGCCACTGCATCTCCTGCTAAAGTTGCAGAACCTCAGGCTGAGGCTCAGGCTCCTCAGGGTCTTCCTGAACCCGAGGCACAGCCCAAAGCCGCCGCCCCTCAGAAGGACGCTGGCAAACCTCCTGCCAGAAACATGACTCGCATCCTTGCGAATGAAAAACTGGCGATTGAGAATTACAACAAGAAGAAGGTCGCCGAATGGAAGGCGGCTGAGGACAAGACGAAGGAACTGACACTTGGTGCTGTCGAAGGCGACATCGGCAATGTCATGATTAAGTACGGCATGACACAACAGGAGTTCAAGAAACTCAATCCGCACATCAAACACGCCGATACATACTTCAACTTTGAAAAGGGCGGAAGAAGAAAATTTAACCAGAAGTTTGCTGACGTTAAAATCAATGTTCCTGAACGGGCTGGCAAGCCAGCAACAGTCACAGACCTTACTCAGTTGCCTCAGGAAGTTCTGGTCAGACTCAAACAGCAGAACGGCGGATATCTGAGCATAGAGCAGGGCAAGAATGCTGGTCTTGAGGCTGGCGGAAGTGCTGACTACGCCGCCGATGAAGGCGGTGCGGCTATCGATACTGCTGGGAACGTCACAATCACCGAGGACATCAATGCCCTTAAGAACAGACTTCCTGACGAAGAACAGTCTGCTGAAGGCGACGGAATCGACACTGGTCAGTTTACTCCTATCAAACTTAAGCCTATCACTGGCACTAGACCTACCACTGGTAGTTCTCTTCCGTCTCTTCCTGCTGGAGTCAAGGCTTCCTATACTCCTGAGCAGACAGAAGACATCAAGATTGCCGCCAGACACGTTCAGGAAACAACCGCTGAGGTTCAGAGCCAACAGCGTTCTGTTGACCCTGCCATCAAGTATCTTGAGGCTATCAAGGATAACGTCATTAATGGCGATGGCACTGCCGTCGATTACGGCTCTTACGGAAAGTGGGAAAAACTCCATCCTGATGCGGCTAGTGCAATTAATACTGCGGCTCAGGCGGGTGCTTTGTGGTATGGCGGAGGCTGGGGCAAGACTGTCAAGTTTGCTAATTCTATCGAAAAGGTAGACTTCGTTACAAGAAAGTCCAAGATAGCAAGAGAAACAGCCACTAAGTTTATCGAAGCAATTAGAAAGACTGGAAGAATCGAGACTCCTGAAGAAGTTGCTAAGGCTGTTTCGCTTGGCATGAAACAGGCTGGTCTTGCAAATAAGCAACTGTCCAAGGAATTGCTATATGAAGGTGTTGGTAGAATCGGAGGTTCTATAACAAAGAGTGCCACATGGTCTGCTATCATCAACCAGATGGTCGGTGACGAGCCTTACTCTGTAGGCGACGATGTGAACAACAGCACAATCAAGAACGAACTCGCAAGTGTTCTTGAAGAGGTTCGCAAGGCTAGACAGGATGAGGGTGGATACAGTGCTGTCCCGTTCAATTCTAAGCCGATTACAGCCGCTGAAATCGTAAAGATTAGAACGATTCTTGATAATAAGATTGCTACGCTTAGAAATATATCTCAGCAGAACGTAGCCCAACTTGAATCTATCAAGACCAATTCTACGCCTGACAATCTTCTTAGACTGGCTGAAGAACTCAAGACCAATTCTAAGGCTCAACTTGCGGCTGTTGAAGTAGCCAAGGCAAGCGGTCTTTACGAAGACCCGTCTGCTGGAATCCCGACAGATGGATACGGCGAAATTGAGATTGGCGGACAGTCTGTAGCCTCAAAGGATTTTGTCATCCCGCAGTCCAACGAAAGCAGAAAGAAGCAGATGATGGAATACATGAAAGGTCGTCTTGGTTACGTCCCCGCTGGATTTGACGATATGTGGAGGAAGACACACCCTGAGTCTACCCTGCAAATCAAGGAAACTCCCTATGGAGTATTCTTTACAGACGGCAAGGGTGAGTGGAAGCAGATGTCCTCTAGCGGTGGCAAGCAACTCCAGCCGCATGAAGTGGCGGCTAATAGGGCTGTCCAGTTCGGAGCACTCCAGCCTGACGGAACTTATCTTCCTACTGAGTTTATTGCTGGTTCTGGCATCAAACTTGGCGGTATCGGCACATTCGGTACGCCTAGCGATGCTACGAAGTTCAGAATGGAATACACTAGAAAGATTAAGGCTCTGAGATATGCAGATGAACTCAGGCAGATGAACGAGGTTACTTTCCGCTCCATGATGCCCTCTCAGTGGGGTAAGGCTAAGGCTAAGGTCGCTTCGCTTGTCGCCCAGATGAGACAGGAACTTATCGGCGTAGGCTCCGTGTCTGACTTTGAACAGAAGTTGCTCAAAGACCTTGTTGCTGACCCGACAGACTTCTTCAGACTCCAGTCCACAGTCAGGTCTACATATGAAGAACTTATTGACAAGTTGGCACGAAGCCTTGTCGAAGACCCTCAAACTTATGGTATTGAAGTTCAGATGCCAAGGGATAAACAGGCTCAGTTGAAAAACATGAGAGCAGTTTATCTCGCTCAGCAAGAGCGTTATAAAAAGAAGATGTCTGATTTCCAAAACCAAGAATCTAAATAATGGCTGAAATATTCAAAAATCCTGACCTTATACTTACGCCTTCGGTTAATGCTCCGTCGGCTGGAGGAAAGGAACACACGGGTAATAACGAGATTGATGCCTATATCAACTCGCTACCAGAAGATGAGCGTGAAGATGCTCTTCTAGCCATTACTGCACCTAAGACGGGCGAAGACATTCACAACGAAATGAATGCCGCCGACCAGTCTGGGGTTGTTTATGACCCTAGCAAGGAAGACTGGATTAAGATGAACCAGTTCTACCGCACCAGAGATACGGACTATCTCAAGGCTCTATCAGAAGGTGCTGGTCATATCTATCAGACGTTCGGAAAGGCTGTCAGTTCTCTTGCTGACGACCCTTCTATGGAGAACTTCTCCAAGGTCACTCCCAGCGTATTTGAAGGTGCTGTCCAGAATCTCAGAATGCTCTACGGCATTGCCGCCGAGTCCGCAGACTCTACCAGTCCTCAGGCTAGGTTCTTCAATTTGCTTAACGGAAGAAACCAAGACAGCGACGAAGCGTATCGTGTGTTCCTTGAGGCTAGGAATTTCATGCGGGAATCCCAGCAGTATATTGAAGGCAAGAAGACGATTCTCGTAGACAAAAACCACCTTAACAACGACTTCGTTCAGGCGGCGGCTCTGGTGGCTGACCCTACCATGTTCATTCCGTTCGGCAAGGCTTTCAGCGTTGCTGGCGGAGTCCTTGGTATGTCCGAACGTTCTATGGCTCTTTCTGCTAGAACTGCGGCTCTTAAGAACATGATTGTAGGCGGTGCTTTGAAGTACGGCGTTGGTATGCCTATCGAGTTCGTTGGCAAGGGTACTAGAGTCACACTTGACCATGCCATCGCCACTGGCGAAAAGGCTTTCGTTGCGGCTACGGGAGTTTCCTCCGAGACATTCAGAGAAGGCATGAGAATGACTGGTGTCGGAAGCCTTGGTGCTGGATACTTTGGTCACAACGTTCCGTTGCTGACAAATGCCTCTGGTGCTTATGTGGCTGGCACAGCCGCCGCTGGCATCGGTGAGACTGCATCCGTCATCGGACACCAGATAATGAAGGGTGAGAGAGGTATCGCCTCTTATGCTAAACAGGCTATGATGGACTCCGCCAAGCAGGGCGTTGAACTGTCAGCCCACTCCAAGGCTTTGCTCAAGATTGTCGATGGATTCGACCCTCTTATCGACTACACCACTACCATCGCCCAAGGTGCGGCTCATGGCTCCATGATTGGTGCTGGACTTGGCTACTGGTCTGGCGGCGAAGAAGGCATGGCTCAGGGCATCGGTGCTGGTATCGCCCTTGGTTCAGTCGGTGGTACTGCTGGTAAGTTGCTCGCTGATGTTACTGGCAGAACCACAAGACACAGGACACACATTCAGGCTAAACTTGTCCTTGAAGGACTGAGAGACATCCACCCTGAACAGGCTCACAGTTGGGAAAGAGCAGAGGCTTGGGCTAGAACCAGAGGCTTCTCCCTTGACGGCATCCTTGCCGCCAAGGACACCATCCACCCGAACACACATATCGAGGTTCTGACCAACAGGGAATACGCCAATTATCTCGCAGAACACGGGCTTAACCCTGATACCTACGACGGCAAGACCTTCCTGAAGGACGGCGACCAGCCGCTTAGCCTTAGGTCTTTCGAGCAACAGAACGGCTACGTCGTCGAAAACAGAGCCAACGGAACAGTCAAAATTTACCTCAACGCCGATGCCGCTCCTAGGGCTACGATGGGACACGAACTGTTCCATTCCATCCTGCGTAACAGCGTGATGAAGGATTACTACGCTCAGGCTGTGAAGGAGAAGGTCATCGGTAGCAGAGACTCCGAAGGCAATGTGACAAACAGGGGCGTTGTTGATGCGAAGGAAGTCAGGGATATGTTCAGCAGATACCTTGACGCTGAGTTCAAAGACCCCGCCGAACGTGCCGATGCTCAGGCTCGCCTCGACATGGCTCAGGAGGCTTTTGAAGCGAATGGTCAACTCGTATCAGACCCCTCTCTTGGTGGTCGTCCATTGCTTGAACATCTGAGCGAAGAATTCGGTGCGTACTATTTCTCTCACCTAGTGATGGATAAGCCAATTGATTGGCTATATCACGGCGGTGATTTGCCAGGAATTCGTGGTGTTCTTGACAACGCAAAAATGCAGTTCAGGGACTACTGGAGAAGTAGAATGAATCTGACTGCTCCTGAGTTCGACTTCAACAGAACTTTTATTGACGAGAATGGGTTTGAAAAACTCGTACCTATCGACGAAGTATTTGCTCCTGCCGAGCGTGATATGTTCGGTAACATCACTGGCAGAACACAGCGTGTGGTCAACCCTGCTATGGACTTGTTCTTCAGGGATATGCTCAGGGTCGAAAAGAGGGTCAACGAGACAGGTCAGTTCGACATCACTAAACTGGACAAGAAGACCCAGCAAAGATTCATCGACTCCGAGGGTCTTGACGGCGTGTTCACAAAGGACTCTTTCGGAAACTACCAGCACAGCACCGAGGCTCAAATCAAGCGTGAGAACAAGATAAAGGGCAAGGCTGTGTACCAATTGCTGATGGGCATTCCCGAGGCTGAGCGTACATTCACAGTCGATGCGGACGGAAGCATCAGAGGTTATCTGACACCCCAGATGCTCGACAACATCGTCAACGCTGGTCACATGAGCAGGGCTATGGCTAACAAGATTAGCCTATTCCAGTCCATTTCCAGAGGCGAAGCGGCTGGCAATGTCGTCGATTTCGGTGGCATCGGAAGGACAGCCGAACGACAGATGGATGTCAACAACCCCAGCCGTATGTACGGCGACAGGGTTCCGTTCAAGTCTAGAACCGCAGTCGTGTTCGGTCTTGATACTGTCATCAACAAGAACGGGCAGTTCCAGTTCAAGGGCAATATGCTGGACTACAAGGTCATCGAGACACGGGCTAACAACGAATGGAGCAATCTTGATGTTCGGTCACTTTGGAACGGAAACCATACGGAATACCTAGCGGATTTCTTCAGATACCTTGAGAACGCATCCAAGAATCACGACGACCCTACTAGGGTTCCTTCGGCTGAACTCTGGACTGACGACAAGGGTGGCGAACGCCGTAATGTCATGCACCAAATCCTTGGAATGGCTAAGGGTGAGGCTGACACATACCTTAACACTCCTAAGGCTGAGATTAACCGAAACGCCTATTCGACTGTCATGTCGTTCAGCCTGAATCGGATGACCAACCTTAGGCTCCGCCAGCAGAGCGTTCCGTTCAGGTTTGATAACGCCTATCGTGACCTTGTTCGTAACTGGTCGCCGTCTGAAATGGACAGCGAACTCACTCCCCGTGGCACTGTGTTCAAGCACCCTTCTGGTTACAGATTTGTCCAGAGACAGGACGGAAAGACTGATGCCTTCGACGAGATGGGCAAGCGTATCGGAACCTACCAGACGGCTAAGGAGGCTACTGAGGCTGGAAGAAGATACGCCGCTAAGCACCCGTCAACTGTCATGCTCAAGGATAATATGCAGGACAACAGGGTCATCAATCGTTCTCCCAGTCAGGGTGAAGGAGAAGTACCTATTATCAGCAGAAGCGAAGCCGCTGAAGCCAGACGCATAGGCGACCTGTTTAAGACCCCTGAGATGCAGGAGTTTGTTGGAGATAGAAAACTTGTCAGGCAGACAGCCGACGAAGGATATACTGATTTTTTAAACAAATTTAAAGAAGGTGAAATAGACCAAAGGACAGCCTTATATATGCTAGACGAAATGTCTAAGGATATGTTTGGCGGTCTTGATAGACAGAAGACCAGACTAAGACTCAAGGAACTTGAGGATATGGCTATGGCTAATTATAAGAAGGCTAACCCCAATGGGAACTTCTATGGTAGCGATAAGCAACTAATGAGCCATCTTTCTCTTAATGAATTAGGAGAATGGAAGAGGCTTAGTTCTGAACTGGAAAAGAAAGCACCAGAAAATCAACGCCACGGAGAATTCACAAGAGAGGCGGCAAGTGAATTTGCCAGAAAGGTTGAAGAGGCAAAGAGATGGGTAAGGAAAGCGTCTCCTACTTATAATGATTTTGCTGGATACATTGCAGACAATGTTCCGCTTCGTGAATACTACCAACACGCTGTGTACTCTAAGCAGTTTAGAACTGGAGAGCCTGTAGTCGTAGTCGGCGTACACGGAACTCCTAACGAAGCATTCCTTAAGTCCAAGAAATACGACCCTAAGTACATTGCATCTTCTGGCTCAAGCGGCAAAGAACGAGGCAAGCCAAGAAGCGACCTAGACTGGATTAAAAGCCAAGAAAAGGAAGCGGGAGAATATGCTGGTATGTTCTTTGCTTCGTCCGACTCTACTGCTTTGAATCCTTTTTATCAGCCAGAAAGAGGCAATGCAAAGATTGCAAAATCAGCCATTAGATTTGACAATCCTCTTGTAGTTGATGGTCAATTCACGGACTTGATGAAACGCACCGAGAAGATTCTTGGTGAAGCCGTAGAGAAGGGACACGACGGCGTAATCTTTATCAACCAAATGGATGGTGGAAATCTTGATGTTTCCTTTATTGTCCCTGCTGAAAAGGCTAATCAGCACCAACGTATGATTGGTAGCACCCGTGAGAAGGCTAAGGCTGGTGCTTCGTACGAGCCTCTACCTAGAGGTGAAGGTGTCACAAACAGGACTGTCAATCTTTCCCCCAATGAAGGAACTGGCGAACTTGGAACGTCCAGATATAACGTTCCTAGAGAAGAGCCTAAGTTCAGGGATTCCATCGGATACTACGAACAGTTTAATCTTCCAGCAAACACTGTACTCCCGTTTGAACCTACATACTTTGAGTCTCTCGTTAGAAAAGGCACTAGAAAAGGCACTGGAAAAGGCACTGGAAAAGACGGGCTTGATTTCACTCAAGCACCCGACCCTAAGTATCATAACCTTTGGCAGTACCTAGACTATCACCAACAGGCTAAGTCTTCCGTGACAGTTGGTGACGTTCTTCAGTTCATCAAGGAACAGGGACGACATAGAGCACCTAATGTTCCTAGAGACTACCACAGCAAACTTGCAGAAACGCTTCTGGCTCTTGCAGACCAAAAGCAACTCAGCGTCAGGGTAGAGATAAAGGGCGGCGGTGGATGGTCTGGTGGTGAAAAGATTGTGAATATGACTAGGGAATACCAAGTCATATCTACCCGTGAAGCCACATTGAAGGAGCGTTATGCCAAACTCATCGAGTTGCAAAACAAGGCTCCTACTCCTGAACTTAAGAAGGAAATCGAAGCCCTCAAGAGGCATCTTGAACAGGCTGAGAAAGAGAAAGAAAAGCAGAAGAAAAGAATCGAGGAAGAAACTAGGAGAAAACTCGAAGATGACGAAGAGGAAGAAGGAGTTGAAAAGAAGGACACCTACAGATTCCCTGTTCAAGTCATCCAAGAATCGAAGGGACATCAGCAGATGTTCATCGACCTACCCAGTCTAATCGACGAGGCTTGGGGTGCTAGTTCCAGAAAGGACGTGGGCAAGAACTACTCTGGTTCCGAGCGTACCAGAAGAATCAACGCCCTAATTGGACACTCCTTTGAAGGCACAGCCTTGGAAGAACTTGGTCATAGCATATTCGGCAGAATCTCCAGAGAGGCTGCAGAGATGGCTCCAGAGATAGCACCTCTTATCGAGACTGTTTATCGAGGCAGAGGCGTGGAAGGTGTCGCATGGAAGAACGGAGTTAATGACTTCTTGGACAAGACCAAGAAACAAGTGCGTGATGGAATCGTGCTTCCTGAGCCAGTCCTTGCGTTTGCAAGAATCCTTGAACTCCAGAAGTACGTCCTGCAAAACACGCTGGTCAGAACCCCTAAAGGTAAGTTTGAGTCCCTGTGGGATACGAAGGGTTACTCCATCAACGAAAGACACCACACAGACAGTGGTAAGCCTAAGCGTGGAAGAGGACAACTCAGGGAGGGTTACTCGCTTGTCGAGCCTTGGGATGTCAACGGAAGACAAGCCTACGACATAAAGGACAACAGGTATAATGTTCCTATTAACAGCAAGAACACAAGCGTCTACAGATATACCAGTACTCAGGAGTTTCTAATCGCATTGATGAACGACCCTCAGCATATCGCAAGATGGGTGCATATGCCTTTCAAGGCTGACTTGCTTGATGCGTTGGAAACTAGGACTACAAGAGAAGGACTCCCTCCTAATGTAAGCAAACTTCATAGCCAGATGTATGATGGTTTGACTATGTTCATAGGAAAGGAGCCGACGTTCTCGCACCAGTTGCTGTCTGAGATGATTAGACTTATCGACAGCGGAAGACCTGAGGGTACGGATATCGCTCCAGTTAACCTCGAAAACAACAGAGGAAAGCCTCAGTCGTCTCTTCCAGAAAGACCTAAGGGCTTCCTTACTCCCTACGAAAAGGCTTTTGTTAACGACTGGAGAGTGAACATGGAGGCTTGGTCTAAGGCTAACAACAAGCCTAACGCACTTGAGGGACTAAGCGACTTTGAGATATGGCAGAGAGTCGGAGAAGACAAGCCTCCGTTTGAAGGTTCAGATGAGGCTATGCGTGACCCTGCAAGTTGGAGAATAAACGCAAAGGAAATAATCGAATCCGAGAAGACTGGCGTAAGAATCGGCAAGGTTAAACTCAAGGATGAAAAAGGAAACATCATTGGCGAAGAGGAAGGAATGCTCAGGGCTGGAATGAAGATAACCTCTGGAGCAATGAAAGGTAAAATCTTTGACCCTAACAATGTTCCCACCAAGACAATTGGAAGATGGGATGAGGCTACAAAGAGATGGATTAAGGATGACACAGACTTCGGCGGAAGGATTGATGACACCACAACCGATACTACTACCGAGACAAAAACTGTAACCGACGACCAAGGCAACAAGGTCATCGTGGACGACGACGGCAACCCAGTAATCGACGACGATACTGGCAAGCCTGTAATCGTGGATGACGACGGCAACACTGTAATCGTGGATGATGATGGCAACAAGGTTCCAGTTCCTAAGCCTGTGCCTACGCCTAAGCCTGTGCCTACGCCTAAGCCTACACCTAAGCCCCCTGTCACCCCAGTCGCTCCTGCTAAGATTCCTAAGCGTGACTTCACTCAGGCTGACATCAGGGTGTGGAGGTCTTGGAAGACTGAGACTTATGGCAATGGTTCTGCCCTGAAGAACGCCCTTGGTTATATCATCATGAGCGTCAATAAAAACTACAGGGTTTACAATCCTGCCAAGGTGCTTCTTGGAATCTACAAGGATGAGGATGAAGCCAAGCGTAGAGTCCAGCGAGAGGAACCTAAGCGATGAGTCCAGTAGACCCGACGATTATGGAAACTGCCGAAGAGTTCAAGAAGGGTGGATGGATAGTGGCAGTCCTTGGTGCGTTGGGTGCTGTCGCTAGGTTTATCATAACCGAGGAGAAGTTCAGGTGGGTAGTCCTTCTCCGTAAGGCTATCGCTGGCTCCATAGTCGGTACGCTGGTGTACTTCGCTATCAACTTCGCACCAATAGACCCTATCTATAAAGGTATTATTTATTCGTCCTCTGGTGCGTTAGCCCCAGATATTTTTGACTGGATTAAAAGCAAATTTATAAAAGAAACCAATGGCTAACGAAAACCTATTTCCTCCTCTTAAATGAGATTCCTGTTCCTAACGTTGTTCCTGACTGGTTGCTTTAGCACGTCTAAGCCTACCCAGTCTGTCGAGCCTGTGGAGCCGCTCAATAGGGAGAAGGATAACTACATCACCAAGGTAGAGGCTGTCGTCTCAGACTCAGCCTCAGCCCTGACAGCGGTAGTCCCTACGCTTGACAAGGGAAATGCAAGGGGTCTTGTGGAAGCACAGGTCACACGCCTGTCTGGTATATCAAAGCCTTCAGTGCAGAAGGTAGAGGAGTACGCTAGGATGATAAAACAGAATGACACCAAGGCTGTCGATAAAGACAAGGTGGAAGCATCCAAGGTCGAGTCTGAGATAGATGCCCTGAATGCTCTTGTTGAAGAAAGAGACTTGGAGTTGATTGAGGTTCATGCTAGGGCTGATGCTGAATTCAAGCAGAAGATACTGTGGGAGTACAGCACTTACGGGATAGGACTATTTGCCATTGGTGTTCTTACAGTTGCATTTACACCCTTCAAGAAGTCTGGTGGAATCGTCGTCGCTGGCGGTATGCTTGCTATGGCTTCCGCTTGGATTTTTGATTCTTCTTGGTTCCTGTGGATTGTTGGAAGCGTGATTGCTGTCACGGCTTTCAGTATAGTATATGCAATCGTAAACAACAATAAGGCTAAGCCCGAGGATGACCCCAAGCAAATAGGGTAACAGTTTATCTCTAGTGTGTTCCATCAGGAAGCCTTCTCCTTGATTCGTTGCAAAGACTGAGGGTCTAGGCTACCATAAGCCCAGCAGTTAGGGTGCTGGAGTTTTTGAATCCAAGCCTTGTTAGCACAACGGCATGAATTCCTTTCACCCTCACGGGCTGGGGCTAGCAAAATGGTATTACAGTTTAAACAAACTAATTGGTTTTTCATAGTTTAAGGAAATAATGGGGGGTCAAACGTACAGACTTCTTCTGTTTTATGTTAAATTCTTTCATCTTAACCTCTCCGCTTTTTGCGTTGATATGCTTTGATAGCATACTGACAATAGTAGTCCTTCCTTTGCCAGTAATTTCCATCAATTGCCGAACAGTATACCATCCTTTCGGAACCTCTTCAGGCTTTCCTTGGAATAGTTTCTGGAGTTTCTCTAGTTGTTTTTTGTTCATAGTCCTTTGATAGAGTAGATAAATTCTTTACCAACCCTATGGGCTTGCCAGACCTTCCAGTCTTTGCCTTGGACAAATCCATAAGTCCATCCTGACCCCCACTTTGAGGTTGCTAGGCGGTTCTTAGCAAAGTCTGGGGACTTGTGGCATAGGCAACCACCAGAGAAGCCTACAGCACCTTGGTGCTTACGGGCGTTGACTTGCTGGATGCTATGCAAGTGACCCATGATGACAGCACCTTGAGGCTCTGCGTAATGGATAGCGTGTTCTTCAACGGCACGAACACCACAGGTATATCCATGCACGAAGGCAACCTTGCCTAGCCTGTGTACGCCTTCCTCAGCATGGTACGGATAAATTTTCTTGCAACCATTCTTCTTGAGATGTTCGTAGATGCCAGTCTTCAGGTCATAACAATAGTCAACCAGCATCCCGCTGGTAGAACCATTGATAATTTGGTCTAGCCTGTCATCATGGTTTCCATTAAGGAAAATGGTGGGCTGAACCATGCTAATGAATTTTTTCCCAGCCTTGACATCGGCAACAAGCGACTCGTCTTCCTCCTTCCGCCCAGCACCCCTGCGGATACTGCGAAAATCGAAGTTGTCGCCTAGGTGAATGACCTCATCTGGGTCGAACCACTTTAGAAATTTGAAAAACTGCTTTGCGACATCCTCGTCTATATGGTCGCCGTGGTTATCGCCCACGGCTACGAATTTAATCATTTTGCTCATTGGAAATATCGAAGGTGTCGTTGCGGATTAGTGAGAACTGGTCGGTGAGCATATGACGGATTACTCCATCCTTCTCCATTACGACGGCAAATATGTCATTACAAAAAGCACCACCAGATTGTACATAAAGAAGATATCCATATCCGATATCGGTCTTTACGGGAATAGGATTACGAAACTCCAAGAACATTCTTTTGCTTCTCGATTAGTTGTTTGCACACCCTGTATTCACGAGAGTACCTAGTTGCGTTCTTGGGTGAGGACAGCACGTTGAAGTACGAGAACAACTGCCTGTCGGTCATCCTGAGCAAAGCCGCTTCGACCTTGGCATCCCACTCGTCCCTAAGGGTAGGCATATCATACCTAGTCCTAATCTTGGCAAGAGAGCGGTGGTTCACACCGAACCGCTCCCCTGCTTGCCTAGCACTAAGCCCTTCGGCTACGGCTATACGATAGACTTCAATCAGGGTCATAGATTCTTGGTGCGTACCCAGTTCCTGACAGACTCCTGAGACAGAGAGTTGTTGATTAGGGAATCACCAGCATCTTCTAGAGCCTTAATCTTGTTCCTAGCCTCAGCCAAGTCGTTAAGAATCTTGGAAGGGGTAGGGCAGTTCAGACGCTCCATGAGTTCCTTGACATCCATAGCCAGCACAACAGCCGCACCCCTTACGGAGTTGCTCTTACTGTTGTACTGGTTCTGGGTGGGTTGGAATCCGTTAGCCACGTCCAAGATTTCCTGTGCTTTGTCCATAGGTATGGTGACGTAGTTAAGTTTCTTGCTCTTGTGACGTAGGGCGTGACGAAGATAGGTAAGCCCGTGAGACTTAGGGCTGGACTGTTTCATCAGTTTCGTCTTCAAACGGCTTCAGGAGAAGACGCTTGTTGATACGCTTCATCTCGCCGTCCAGAATCAGATTATAATAAACCTGATTGTTGATTGGGGTCGGCTTCAGAAGACGAGCGACGTTACCATCCTGAAGGATGATGTATTCGCTGTTCGGGTACTTGTAGTATAGGTCTTTCATGTTGGTGGATTAGAAGGGAACGTCGTCAGAGGTTTCTTGGGCAGGGGCTTCGTTGCCTTCAGCCCAGAGACGCTGAGCCTCAGCCTTGGTAGCAACGTCCTTGGGGGAAATCTTACCAGTGTCGCCGAACGGACGAGGCTCCCAGACGTTAGCCCAGTAGTTCAGGTCAGCACACTTCTTGCTCCTGTCGTCAGACTGACGGGGAAGGTCAGCGAGCGGCGTACCCTTAGCGTCACCGAAGGGAGCGACGGCAGTGCCGCTGGCTTTGCCCACAGACGGGTTAGGGATGAACTTGGAGGTCTTGGTCGTGCCGACGGACACAGGGGCTTGGGAAGCAGGGCGAGCCATGCGGTCAGTCTCTGCGTCGCAGTCATCGGTGGCGACACCAGCCAGTCCAGCCAGTGCGTAGCGGCGGACATAAGAATAGATAGCACCAGCCTGTTGACCGCTCATGCCTTTGTCGGCAGGGAGATAAGCGTCAGACTCAAGCGACGCACCGCTGGCGTGGATTACGATGGTGCGGATGCCGACAGCCTCAGAGTTGCCAATCGGAAGTTGGACGACGGCAAGGTCATGCTTGGCGAAGATGGGCTTAATCTTTTCCAAGTGAGCCGAAAGACTTGCGTACTTCGACTTGTGGAAAGGGTTCGTGGAGTCCGCTACGATATCCTTCGTCTCGCTGATAGCCTTCGTCAGAGCGGCGTACAGTTTAACCTGATTTTCTGCGGTGTTCGTGATGGTGTTGTTTTCGTGGTGCATTGTGTGGAAGAGTTCGTGGAAGTAGTTCATTGTTTACTGCGTGTTACTTGGAGTCAAGAGCAGATACGACATTTTGAAGAATATTTCGTACGAGGTCTGAGCGTGTCACTTTGTGCTTGATTGCGTACTTAGTGACCTTGGTCATGAGGGTCTTCGGCAGACGCACAGTGAGCATGGACTCGTTGTTAGTTAGTTTCGTGGTGTTTGATTTCATAGGAGAGGATTGGGAAAAAAAGAAAATGGTAATACTTGTCAAGCAAAAGGGAGGGGGATGGTTTCTTACGCCACCCCCCTCTTTCTATGCGACCAGCATCATGAACAACCAAGGAGCAGTATTCATGACTTGACGGGACTGTCAAGCCCCATCCCGACGATTTTGTAGTAGTCCTTGAAACGACGGATTAGGGCTACTCCCGTCTCCTTGTCCCTAGGGTCGAACCGCTCAAGCAGGGCGGCTCCGTTGAAGTTCGTGCTGATGATGGTACAACGCTTGTTCACGCTTCGCTCGTCGATAACGCTGAACAGGTCTGATGCCATGCGTTGAGTAAGACGCTCTTTTCCGAAATCGTCAATGACAAGGACTTTGCACTCGATGAGATTGTCAATCATCTTGCTGTGGTTGCGTTCGTCAAAGGACTTTTCAATCATTCCCTCCAGTTTACGCATGGTCAGGAATAGGTACTCCAGTTGCCTGTCCTTCTTGGCTTCATCCACCCACAGGCGGCGGATGACTTCCCAGATTCCACGGGTCTTGCCGACCCCAGTCGTGCCGTGGAACAGCAGACCGCAGACTTCACCCTCTGGCTTCCATTCTAGGACGCTTTGAATCTTAGGGTGGAGCCTAGACACGTCCGTGTCCACAAAGACTGTAGGCATCGACGGAGGGAACTTCGGCTCCTGCAAGCCAGCGGCGGTCACACGCTCTTTGTCCAGATGCTCACGGCAGTGATGCCAGCGGACGAGTTTGTTGGAGCCGTCATCCTTGGCGAACAACGCTCCACGCCTTCCGCAATGACAGGCTAGGTCGCTCACGACTGCACCTCCTTGGCGGCGTTCCATGCTTTGACGCACTCTGGGTCTTGTGCGTCATCGTGGTACAGCCTTTCCTCAAATTGAAGGATACTTGCCATCGCATCCCCGACCTTGGTCAGCCGCTCGACCTGTGCTTCAAGGCGAGAGGATTGCTTATGATGCTCCATTGATTGACGAGTTAATGCCATTGTATGGTCAACATACTTGACAGCCCCTTGAGATGCCAAAGTCAGCCGCTCGACCTCGGCCTTGAGGCGGGCGACCTCGGCCTTGAGTTCGGAGATTTCTGCCTTCTTTTCGAGATTATCGTGGAAGGCATCTTCCCACATTTCTTTGTAGCGGTCGGAACTCACGACTGCACCCCCTTATCGTTCGACCAAAAGGTGCTGTAAGACGAGGGCAGTCGGCTCCCAGATTTAGTCCAGAAGGATACATCCACCTCGATATAATCGACACCATCGGGGGTCTTGGTCATCTTGTTAAGGTCAGTTGTTAGCCGCTCGACCTCGGCCTTCAACTGTTCGATGCCGATACTATCGATGCTGTGGATGGCCTCCAGCCGCTCGACCTCGGCCTTGAGGCGGGTCTGGTCATCAATGGCTTCGTGCCAGAGGTTCTCGTAGTGACGAGCCTTCTCGATTAGGTCTTCAATTCGGTTGCTCATATTATCCCAGTTTGATGTGCTGTTCAAGGGTCTGCCAGCCTTCTCCATCAACATAGGCACGAACTGTTATGGACAACTGTTCGCAATCCCACTTAGCGGTAATTTCGTATGTATTGTCTGACTTCTCAATGGTCATCTGACCTTCGCTTGTGAGCATGACATCCATGTAGTCTTCAATGAAGTTCACGATGATGTTTTCAGCCCAAGCACCGAAGCCTAGGCGATTGATTTGGTTGTTCATAGGATGGTCAGAATTGGTTGTGGTCTTCGGCTGTCAAGGGTTTTGCCTTGTAGACTCCGATGTTCTTCTTGGGTTCAAAGATTCCAGCCCAGCCTTGCATGATGCTCTGCTGGATGGCGAAGATGGACTTGTCCTCTCCCCACTCCTTGAACTGTTTGAGTTGAGCCTGAACAGTCGCATCCTTGAGCGGCTTCTTGCGTTGCTTGTGGTAGTCAACCCAGCCCTTCCATGTGTTCACGAAAGCCTCTGAGCCGAACGGCAAACTGAGAATCCACTTAGTCTCAGTCCCTGTATCTTTATCTGCTTTATTATCTACTTTGTTATATGGGTG